CTTTCTTCTGGAGTATAAACCTGTCTATTATCCAAACCTTGACTGGCTTTTTCAGTGGTGCGTGTATTGTAAGCATCAATCTGACTCTTCCTCAAGAAGTCATCCGCTGCAATTTGATTCATCTTTATTCCAGCTTCCAATGCTGGCATCATAAACGGATTCCTCGCAACCGCTGGGTCAGTCAAGAATGGCATCAAAATGGAATACGCCTCACCCGACTTACCTTCTCCAGCCTTTTTCATCGACTCCTGCATACTCTGCTGAAACATAGGCAACATCTCCTGCGCTTGCTTCTGCTGCTCGCGTTGAGCTAACGCTTGTCCTACATTCTGACCAAGTTTAGCCAAAGAATCTCCAACCCATGCGGTAGATTCCGATGCGCGATTGGTTCCCTGCATTATGAGTTCTGCGATAGACATAGTGTTTGTTAAATTGATCCAGAAAGCGGTTTATAAAATGTTCCACTGGTATCAGATGGTCTATACAATTGATCTCCAAATCCAGAAATTGCGCCACTTCCGCGTGACCACGGAGCATATTGTCCTCCAGCTTGAACTTGTGGCCCTCCCGCTCCATAAGGAAGTCCTTGTTTTGCGGCCATAATATTGCTGCCTCCCATCAACGCACCAGAGGTAGCCTTACCAATGTCAGAGACACCTTGGCCGACTGCTTGCTGTGCGGCGTAGCTTGCGGCGATGTTTTCTTTATTAGCTCCGTAGATTTGCGTAGCAAGGCCAGACTGAGCATTGTAGATATTTGCGAACATATCACCTGTCATCTTTGCTTTCTGCAATCCGACTTCTGCCGCCGCACCTTGGTAGCCAAGTTGCAGTCTTCCTACATCAAGTGGTTCTGCTTGGAATGCCCTTGCCAATTGCTGCCAGTTCTGTGCTGTGCCTTGGATAGATGGGATTGCTGCCAATCCTCGGCCTTGAATATCAAGTGAAGTTAGCCCAAGGTTACGCGCCATCTGCCCTTGTGCTGCTTGGAATCCACCAGCTTGTCCTGCCGTTGCTGGGTTAAACCCTGCTCCAGCACTCTCAGCGACATTACGCATGATCTGGTCTTTAACATCTTGCGGGACTTCTCCTTTAAGATATTGCGAGATAACATCCATCGCTTGCCCGATTTGAGTCTGAGCTTGTTGGCGTTGCTGTGCTGCTCCGGGCTGGAATGTCTCAAGTTGTTGACGATAGTAATCTGAAATCTGACCAGCATCACCGATCATTGCTCCAAGGTTATACTCTGGAGCTTTAACTTCACTAATCATCCCTTGGACTTGTTCTTGTCCTTTAAGAAAACCTTTAGTTGCTTTCCTTTGTTGTTTTTGAAATTGTTTAGATGCTGCACCCTGAGCTTTCTTGGCTCGATCTGCTGCCGACATTGAGATAGCCGCCGACCCTGCTGCTGCGCCTACCGCAACCACACCAGCAGCAATAGCGAATCCGCTGGTATGAAACATCTGTGGATGTTTGTTTAAAAGTAAATCTTCTGGATGCTGAAGGAATCTCATTTGATTAAGTCGGTTCGGTTATGCCGCCACTTCTGCACCCTTGGGTCTTCCTTGGCGATGTGGGGATTAAAGTCTCTTGAAGTGATGCTGTCAATAATTTCATCTGGATCAGTTAAGTCTGTGACATGGCAGGTAGTCCAGATTGTGTCTTTGTGAGTAGCCAGCAAACGCCTCGTTCCTGCTTCTGTGATGCCGCTGTAGCCCGTTTTGTAGCGGTGGGCAGGGATACCATGATACCAGACAGTCACATCGCCTTTCATCACGAAGAATGGATGTGTAGTAAGATGAAGCAAAGTTGTGAGAATCGTATCCTTCGGCATATAGATTTCCCGAATATACATACCCGGAGTGAATCTATGAATCAGCGGACATTCCCGTGGAGGTAGTTTTAGAATCTCCAAGTCCATCAAGTTTAGCTCGTAGTTTGGATCGCCATATCCAATTACGCTCTTTGCTTCAATCTTGTCTGGAATTGTTAAATTCATCGATAGAGGAAGTAGTCGTTTGGTGTTGGTGACAATATATCAGCACCGATTAGGTTGTCTGCCCGACTATAGTTAGCAAAGCGGATTGGTGCGGCGGTAGGGATTTCCAAGCCTTCCATTTCTTTCTCTTGCTCCTGCACGGCAAGCGCGAGGTTGCTCAAGAACTCCTGCGCCTTGCGATTCTCCCGCGAGTTTAATGCCAGCACAGCATAGATCATTGCATCTGGAATAAACTCAACCAACTCTTTCGGGTCGGTCAAATCAAAGTATTTCTTCGATGCGTAAAGCGTGATACACTCGCAGGTCTTGGGTGCTTTGAACCTACGGAAGGTTGGGTTAGCATCGTTCGGTTGGTAGATTGCTATCAGCGTCTTTGTTTCCAAAGTAGCATCATAGGCATACACCCGAATCCTACCTTTGGTGACTGGCTTGCTGACTGTTCTAATTCCTCTTACGGATACATCAGACTTCCCAATGGATGGATATGCTTGCGCTGTTACAGTTACTTTATGATATGTGGAATATTCATCCTGCGCTTCAAACATCAATTCCACGCCGATGTCTTCTGAATTTTCAGCGAGGACTGCGATTTGATATGGACGTGTAGTATAATCGCGGAAGAGAACATGGAGTCCTCCTACTTCTGTAATCAACCTATGGCATGAGTGATCTGCGTGGAGAGCAAAAGCGTTGGTCGCATTGAACCACTCATCCGCGAGGCTGGCAGATTCATTCCCGATCCAAGCAAGTTTTATCTGCTCATATCGGGCTGGAAGCGTGAAGCAATCGTTCACGCAACAAATCTGGACATACTCTTCTATGCTTGTCCAGCCACGCTTATTCCAAAGTAGTCGCCTTGCTTGGTTTACGGCTTTGACAGCACGTTCATAATTGCAAACGCCACTGTCTCCGACGAACCCCTTCACAAGCTCTACCATCTCTTCGAGGGTATCAGCCATAGGGATTATCGTTTCCGATAATTATTTCTGGTAGCCTTGCTTGGGAGTGCCAGCAGTCGTGTAGATGCTTGGCTTCTTCTTGCCCAAGTTAGGCATATTGCCCATACCTTCACGGATCATTCCGCGAGTTGGTGCGCCGCCTGAAACAAGGCGAGGATCGGTTCCTTTTAGTGGTGTCATATGTTTAGTTTTTCTTTGTGATGGCTTATGGTGTCGAAGAATGAACCGCCATCCAGTTCAAGCTCGTAATTTCTGCAATGTTGTTATCAACGCGAAATGTAAATCCTGCTGTGTTTTGTGAAACAATAGTGTAGAGCGGCGTTGTCAATGGAGTCCCAGAAGCGTAAATAGGAGTCAATGAGATTCCATAAACAGCAGTTGGTAGGGGAGAACTAAAAGTAATTCCAATGGATGTTGTGTCTCCAGCCGAAATTGGAGAGTATGTTCCGTATCTAACCCTAATTGTTGGATTTAATTCTAAAGCATCAACTCGCGTATCAAGTGCGGTTATCTGCGTTTGCTGGTCAGCAAGGTCTTCGTTGATTTGAGCAACTTGCGCTGGAGTTACATCGCCAAGCCCCGGCACATTGATGGTTCCGTTAGTCAGAACCTCATCAATGAATTGCTGAAATACATTTTGCCAGTTACCAGTTGGACAGAAGTCATCTGGAACATTTGGAAATGTAAGTGCTGGAGACGAAGATTGATTGTCCATAGCTTAATTTACGATATTGTAGTTCCAGTATTTCTCTTGGCAACACAAAAATGGTTCACACTCTTGATTTTCTTCTGGACAGTCGCCAACTGGAGAGTCATCGTTGTTCTTGATGTTTGCCATCAACCTTACTCGGTCAACTGTAGCTGCTCCGGTTAGGTTGACTTTGATCTGGAATTCTGATCCCTCTACCGATGGGATACCTGCCAAGTCATTGCACTCGCTTGGGTCAGGAGTGTTAAACTTGTAGCGTTTGTAGCGATTACCGCCCCGTTGTGGGAAGCATTCAGTTACTACTGGTGAGCATGGATTACACCCGAATGTCGTAGGCACTTTCAGTTGTGACCAGCAAGGATTAGAGTCTGCGCGGAAATCGACATAGCTATCTACTTCACCTTTAATCTCACTCATCCACATTTCTCCACCAGTAATTTTTTTACGGAGGAACTTGTTGGTAGCCCCGCTTCGGTTGAAATCATACCTGCCAGTTGTGAAGAAGGATTCAATCTGCCTATTTCCGTTCGGCCCGTAATCGTCGCCTTGCGAGGTAGTGAATTCGTAGAGTCGGTTCTTGTTGTCTTTATCGAACGAGAATCCGAATCCACGCTTCTCACCTTGGATTAATGCAGTGAGTAGCTGGGTTGGTCTAAAGCCTGTCCAGATGCCATTCCAGCGAAAAGAAAGCTGTGCGTCCGGTGCGGGTGAGGAAGATTGGTCAAGGTCGAGAACTACCATTCCACGATGATACCTGTTCAGTCCTTCTACACCTGCTGCACGATAGGTCTGTGGTGCTACTGTGCTGATGATGTAGTTATCAAAAAACATTGTAGAAGCGAATTGCTTCATCCAAGGAGTGTCATTCTCTACCCACTTGTTTACTTCCCTCGATAGTTTACGAAGCGAGAAATATCTGGCAAACTCAGATTGGCTATTGGAGTAGAATGCCCAACCATCGTGTGATCTAAACCAAAGCTCAGAGTTGGCCAAGCCGACATACGGACTTGTGCATCCCCGCCCAAGTAATGAAATTCTTTGGATGTTCGATGTATTCCATTGGCTTCTTGGTATGGAGACATCCATTGAAAATGCTCCGTTTCCAGTTAGAATAACAAGCTCACCTTGGCCGCGAAGGTTGGTTCCAATCTGTGGCATCACTTTCATCCCCGTGATATTGCCCATCATGGCTGGAGTCGAGAACGCCCCACCTTCTGCCCAGTATCCAATCTCTGTGAAGTTCTCCGTATTCTTGGTGTCAGTAAAACCGCCACCATAGATGATGTCAGATGCGTAGATTTGGTTGAACCTGTCAGAAACAAAGACTCGCCCGAAGGCATACTCCATGATCGTTCCAATCGGCATCTTTGCCAAGTATGGGTTCAGTCGGTATGCAGGAAGTTTTACTGTGCCTGTCCCAGTTCCCCTTTGAGTATCCGATATGATTGCGTTGAACTTAAGTCCAACTGTATTGGATGGCGCACCTATCAGAGTAAAGTTAGTAGTGCCAACCGATACAATCTCGCAAAAGTCTCCGTTCTGGATTTCGCTTGCTGTCAGTGTTCCCAATACTCCATCCCATGCTATGGCATTTTGGTAGCCGTTTTGGATATACGCCCGATCTTCAGCTTGCACGAACCATGTGTGCATCATGCCCGGATCGTTACCTTCGATGACCTTGTAGGCAAATGCTCGGTTGTTTATCATCTTCAGAAAGTAGATAATCCCAGATACCGATAGTAGGATACCATCGCTTGTTCTGTAGTTAGTTGCTCGATACGGATACGCACCTTGAAAGCTACCACCAAGAATATCGTTAACGATAGTCTCGGCTTCTCCGTCTCCAGCGATAATCGGAATGTTCCGAATGCTCGGTCTTGTTCGGTTAATTCCACCTCGGAATGTCCTATTAACCGACTCTGATACTACAGACTCTGGCAAATACGATGGATGAGTATCTGCGTCTTGCGCTACGATACTTGTGAATCCATCAAAGACTGATCCCTCTGTTGGCATTAGACTACAATGCGGAGTTCACCAGTAGAAGTTTGATACAGATCATAGACAGCAAGCCCGCCAGCAACCGCCGCAGCGTTATTTGCATGAATAGGAAGGAAGCGCATTGCAACCGATCCCGTTACATGAAGTCTTCGTTGCGGGTCTTTTGTTGAGATTCCAACATTGCCCGTAGTCCCGTCAATCTTGATTCCAGAAACATTTGAACCAGATTGGTGTGGAGCAATCGCAAATGTTCCAGTATCAGCGGAACCATCGCTGAAGATCACAGCTTTTGTTCCTTCGCTTATAATTGGATTCCAACTCCCATTTGTTAGCGCATTGTAAATATCAATCGTTCCAGACGATCCTTTGATGCTTACTTCCGCAGCTATATCATTTGTGAACCCACGATTGATCCTTACCTTCTCTTGTGCGTTTACCAAAAATGAAATTGGATGGTCTGTTTGGGCGCGGACTTCACATTGATTCGTTGACCCACTTGCGGCAAGAAGAAATACAACTTCATCATTGGAGTTTATTTCATTTTGAACATAACTATCTGGCGTTGTGTTTTTGCTTGCTGTCCCAACAG